CCTCGGCTGCGGCAGCGACGGCCGGGTCGATGGGTTCGGGCTCCTCGTGCAGCACGACGGGCGGCTCGTTGAGGAACTGCTGACGAGCGGCGGCGATGTCGGCGGCTGACTGCAGCTCGCCTTCGGGTGCGTCCAGCATGATGATCTCCTAGGGAGTCTGGTCGGGGTACGTGACTAGCTTATCGTCCGAGCAAGTGCGCTTCGGTGTCGAGCGGCACGCCCGGCACACGACCGGGGTTGCCGGGGCCACCGATGCCCGCCGCTTGCGCCTCGCTGGGCATCGACGCCGTGCCTGCAGCCTGCGGGCTCGCACCACCGGCGCCGGGCGGCGGCGCACCAGCACCGGCCGGACCCGGACCCGCCGGGCCAGCGGAAGCGGCCTGTGCCTGCATGAGCGCAGCCGGGTCTTGCGTTGGCTGCGGCGTGGGCACCTGAATCCCCATCTGCCGAAGTACAAGAGACTCGTGAATGGCAGCGTGGGCGTCGATGTGCGCCTGCATCTCGATCGGCAGGTTCTCGTAGTCAATCGACTTGCGGAAGTCGTTGAGCACCTTGAGGTGGATCTCGTGGTTGTCGAACGGCCGAACCTGGCAATCCTCGCCGAGCATGAGCAGGCCGATCTCTCGGTTCTGCTTACGGGTGTCGATGTCGAGCGACCGTGTCAGCAAGTCGGTGCCGGGAAGGTCGATCATGTTCATCAACATCTGCACGTCGATCAGGCCGGGGAAGCGTGCCTGCAGTTCCATGAACAGCTGCACACGAGCTGACTTCGAGCGGGGCAGGGCGCTCTCACTCGACACGTGCACGTCGAGACGTTCGTCGATGTCCGCACCGGCGTACCGGAACGCCTCGACAATGTTGTCGTCGGAGTACACACGGACGGTGCGATCTTCCGACCAGTATTGCTTGCAAAGCAGCAGGATCTGGATGCCCACGTTCTCGATGAACGATGACAGCTCGGTGGCGCTGATCGAGAGCTTCGTCTCGTCGGCTTCCTGCAGCGTCAACGTCGTGGCGGCAGCGGCGCTCGCAGCGCTCTTGCCCTGGCTCGCTTCGTTCGCACCGGCGATATCGGCCATGTCAGCGTCATCACGGTTCATGCCGATCTCGAACTGCGAAGCCCACTGTGCGTTGGGCATCTCCAGGTGCGGCGCCGTCGGAGCGATACCAGGCATGTACGGCAGCAGCTCGACACGAGACGTGAGACGTTGCGGGTCCACCTGGCCGATGGCGGCGACGAGCTTCGGCGTGAGCTGGCGGCGGATCGTCGCCTCACGGGAGAGCGTGTCGTTGTAGTCGGTCTGCAGCGGGATCAGGTCGGTGGTGGTGGTGCGCCCCTCACGGGTGCCCAGGCCAGGGAGCTGATCGCACTGCACGAACGGAAGCATGCCGTGCGTGTACGGGAACTTGAGCTTCTTATCGATGATCTGCTGGCCAGACCACGTGATGACGCAACCCTGCGGGGCGGCACGGCACGGGATCATCCAGAGCTGGTGGATGTTCACCCACTCCTCGGACTGGTGCGACGGCTCTGCCTGGCCGACGGCGCCAAGGGCGTGCACTTCCTGGGCGAGCGAGCGAGCGCTACCGCCGGACGTGAGCACGACGTTGTACTTCTCCCACGCCGCCTCACGGGTCATCGTCGTAGTGCGAATGGCCCACCGAGCGTCGGTGAGATCCGGGTCGATGCACGCCGGGTCGATGGCCAGCTCGAAGGGGGCGACGATGTCGAGACAGACGTTGCCCTCGAACAGCCGGTCATCATCGCCGTCGTGGTCCGGGTCAGGATCGTTACCGACCACGAGGCCGGAGTCGGCGTCCCACCACACGTGGATGTAGCCCCAGCCGACCACCTCGGGCCATTGCAGGAAGCGCTGCAGCCGCTTGTTCCAGCTGAGCCGGTCCAGCTCGTGAGCGAGGATGCGGGTGCCGACACGAGCGGCCGACACGTCGTCGTCGCTGTTCGACACCGGGCGGCACTCCGGCTCCGGCACGTTCTTGGTGAGCCGGGCGATGTGCGACCGGATGAGCGAGCCGATCTTGTTGGCGCTGATCCGCACCGGCGTGTTCGGGTCTTGGATGTCCACCGTCGGGCGACGGTATGCACGCATGCGGTGGTCCCACGTCACCCACTGGAAGCCCAGGTAGAAAGCCATGTTCAGCTTCATCTGGTTCACCGGCTGGATAGCCCGGCCCTGCTGCTTCTTCGTTTCGAGCCACTGAATCAGCTCGTCTTTGTCCGTGGGCAGCTTGAAGTTCTTGGCTGCGAGCGGGCCTGTGGCGATCGTCGTCGTCTGGACGCCAGTGGGGTCAGCCATCTCTTTAGGCTATCGGAAGGTCACGAGGGTCGAGCGTTTCCCGCACCAAGCCGGTGTCGTCGTAGGCGTACTCACGGTGCTCGATCGGAGAGATGGGCATGGCGTGGTGCACGACGGCGCCGGTGGCGACGAGCTGCCCGGCGAGCGAGCGAGTCTCGTCTTCCAGCTCGGTGACACGGTTCTCGTACCACGAACCGACCTTCTTGTACGAGGCCATCTCGACCTCGTGCATCTCTTTGCCGTAAACGGCGCACGCCCAGCCGACGACAGCGATACCAAAGAACAGGCCAGCAAGTACCCCGAAAATGACGGCGAGCATTATGCCCCCAGCGCCGGGATGTTGGCGGCGTGCGCAACGGCAAGGCCGACGGCGTCGAGCTGGTTGCTCAGCTCGGCTACCTCGTTCTCTTTCTCGGCGAGGCGCTGCTTGAGGAAGGCGTTGTCCTTCTCCAGCTCCTCCCCCTCCTCGTTGACCGAGAAGCCTGCGACCTCGGCAAGCTCCTTGATCGTGCCGAGGCTCAGGGTGAGTGTGCCCTCGAAGTCGATCAAGCAGCCGGTGTCGACGCAAGGGCCGGTGCCGTAGGTGACGTAGCACCCGCCCTTCGCAGCGTCTGGCGCCGGATGGTCGAGCTTGCGAAACAAACCGTGATCTCTCGTTGCCACAGCTATCTCCGTTCAGCGGTGCGCACTGCATCGGCGTTATAACTCATCGGGGATTCCAGTCACCGGATTGACCGGCTCAGTCCTGCGTCGGCGAGGATCAAGGTCTTTCGCCCACATGGCGTCTTCGTCTCTCGGTACAGCGTAGCCCTCCCGGACCACGAACTGGGTAGCCGGGGTCAGGTCGGGGTCGGGAAGCTCCTCGGAGAAGGCGAACGTGTACATCATCACGTCGCCACGGTCGGGGCTTTCCAGGCTCCGGTTGCGCATCTCGTCCTTCGTCTCGACCCGGATCTTGCCCTCGTTCGTGTGGCGGTAGGTGAGCTGGCTGAGCTGGCTCTCCATCTTCGGGTCGCTCACCTGCAGGGCGATGAGCCCCCGCTCGAAGCGGCGCCGGAGCGCCCACCACCACGCCGACCGGTTGTTGGTGTAGTGGTCGTCGATCTGCTTGCCGCCACGGAACGGGATAATCATGGAGCCGGGGTCCATGAAGCGGTGCTTGACGGCCCAGTCATGCAGCCGAGTGAACTCACCGATGGCACCTGCGCCCACGCCGTCGGCGTCGTACACGATGACGTACGGGCCGTAGTCCCGCACCATGCGCCGCACCGGCGACAGCTCCGACGACGAGGGATCGCCGTTGATGAAGAAGTCGATGCGCTGCGACGGGTACGCCTTCATGTCCACGAAGTTGTCACCACGACGCACGCCGATCACAGACTCTGCGTTACCGTACGGCGCCAAGTCGATGCCGAGGCCGACGGTGCCGAGCACCATCGGGTCACGTTGCTTCGCAGCGTGAATCCAGCCCGGCGGAATCAGCACGTCTTCGCCCTGGTCCCAAAACTTCGCCTCGATACGAGTCGTCCACTCATACGAGCCCGGCCCCATGCCCTGGGCGATCAGGTCTTCAAGGAACTCCGGCGTGGTGAGGTTGGAGCCCTCGGGCACGTGCTCGCCGGTGAAGTGCGGCGTGTCGAACGCCGTTATTCGGATGACCTCGACTCGCTCGGAGCGAGACATGGTTGCAGCGTATGTGTCGTTGGTCGTGGGGTTGAAAATAAGCAGCAGTCGAGTATCCGCTGTAGCCATGAGACTTGTAATGCCACGAGCCACGTCCTGTCCAACAGACGTTGCTTCGTCTCCAACAATGAGCTTATGAGCAGCATGGTAACCCTGGAACCCTTCCTCTTTCGTAGCGACTTGACCTCGGATGAAGTGGTTGCCCCACGAGTCGATGAGCAGTGTGTCGGCCGGTGCAAGTACGCCGTCGATCTCGATGCCCTGCCGGGCGAGATCGGCGAGCGCCATGCGGATCTCGCCCCACAGATTGTCCTTGAGGTGGATCTCTTTCGATGACGTGGTCAGCACTTTGCAGCCACGGCAGCCGCCCTTGTCGCCATGCGGGTCGCACTGCTGGCACGGCGTGCCGGGCGTGAACGAGTCGTAGAACGCAATGACGGCGTTCGCCGCCAAGAACGTCTTGCCCGATGCGTTCGTACTCGGCACGACGAGCTTCGACCGAGGTGCGGACAGGCCAGTGAGGATCTCCTGCTGCTTAGTCCACAGCTCAAGCCCACGTGCGGCTTGAATCCATGCGCCGAGATCCACCTGCCCGAGCATGCGCAGCTGGTCCCGCTCGTGGCGGTTCACGGTTACTGTTTCAGGGCGAAGCAGTAGTCCAGCATGTTCCACGTCTTCGGGCCAACGATGCCGTCGGGCACGAGATGGAAGAAGTGCTGGAATGCGATCACGGCGTTGAGCGTGTGCGGGCCGAACCTGCCGTCGCCGGTGAGCCCGGCGTTGGAGACGAAGTTCAGCTTGAGCTGCAGCTCGTACACCGCCGACCCGGTGTTACCCTCTCGCAGTGTCGGATGGCTGACGCCTTGCGGCGGCAACGGCTTCGGCGCCGGAGCGGGGTGGGGCACCGGTACCGGCAGGGCTGGGCTCGGTGCGCCCAGCCGTACCCACGCCTCGATGTCGTCGCCGGGGCAGCTCGTGCTGCACGACGGCTCGTCCCGGTGCCCGAGCCGTGCACTCGGGTGGTACAGGTACGCACCGGCCGACTTCGCAGCGTCGTGCAGGCCAAAGCTCGGCCCCCACATGAAGCACACCGCAACGTGCGTGCGGTTGCCGTCACGCTGCGCCGCCGACTCGTAAGGGAGCGGGCGACCCTCGAAGACCACGCCGTGAATGCACACGAGCCAGTTGTAGGCGATGTCGATGTACTCGCCGTTCATGTGGAACAGCTGAATCGAACGGACTTCCGCCGCACAAAACGCATGATCTTGGTGGCCACCGGCGCCTTCCCAGTGGTACGTCGTGCCGGTGGGCTGACCAGAGGGCCAGTGAGTCCACGCTGATTTCGGGGGTCGGGCGCCCCAGCCTGCCCTCGAAATGATCTGCGGTGCCATGTTGTCTCCTACGCCGAGTCCACGATGTGCCGATAGCCAGTCTATCCGGCTAGGCGATAACTTCGATCTCGACCTGAATATCGGCCGAAGTTGGCGTCCACGCCCCACTCGTTGTGATGCGGACGCCGAGCAAGTCACCAGCCACGAACGTGTCCAAGAATGCCGCTTGCGTGGTGGCCTTGACCGTCGTGTTGGTGCCGTCGAGTACCGCCGTGAGTCCCGTTCCCGCCCCGTTCACTGTGACTTCTACGGTCAGCGTTCCAGCCGTGCGGGCCTCGTCACTCCATACGACGATCCCGGTAACTGAGCCCGCCCGGACGGCGACATGCGTGGTGTGGTTGGTGACGCCGTACAGCTCAAGGTCGATGTTCGTCTGGCTTGCTGCCACGTTGTCCTGGTGCCACTGGCCGATCTGATTTCGCACTGGGGCGTTGAAGATATCGCCTGATGCAAGCCCGAGTTGGTTCGCCGCTGAGCGGAGCAATGCAACGTCGACTGCGCTGGTGCCGTCGCCCCAGTTCAGTTGCCCGTCGGCGTCAAGCTGCCAACGATCGTTCGCATCACCCGTGACTTTGGTTCGATGGGCAGTAGTAGCAGCAGATGCCCGTGTTGCGAGATCGACCGTCGGGTTTGGGTATGTACCGGTCAGGTCACCACCGGCGGTGCCCGACGGCGTAGTGCCAACTTCGTTGATGACAAGGCACGTGGTACCGGCGTTCGTGCTTGCCACCGAGAAATCGGCGTTCTGCGAACCGCCAAGCACCAGCAGACACCGTGCGCTCGACGCATCGAACGTATACGCCTGGAACCCGGCCGAACCTGGATGAACGAGGGAGAGCGTAACAAGGGAGTCGGTGGCTGACAAAAACGAAATGGCAGGGTTCGTGCTCGGCTTGAGTTGCGCATTGATTTGCACACCACTGCCTCGAACCTTGATTGCCCCGGAGCTGTTTAGGTTGGTGAGCGATTGCATGCGCACGAGCGCCGGGCCGGTGACATCGAGCACCGGCGTCGAACCAGAACCGGATACCGCAACGTCGAAGAAGCGCTCCTTAGCGTTGTTGTTACCGGATACGGTAACAGCCGCCCATATATTCCCCTCGACGTGGACGTTACCCGCCGCAGCGCTCACGGTGAGCGTGGCGAAGCCACCCTGGTTCCCCTTTAGGTGCAGGTATGTGTCTCCGCTGCTACTGATCGACACGGCGATCACGGTGCCGCCCTCTTGCGAACCGGCGAACACCTGCGCCTCTGCCTCGATGTACACACGGTTGCCCGCCGTGGCGATAGTGATGCCGGTGTTGGAGTTGGTCTGCGAGATGTAGCCACCCACCATGTAGAAGTCGCCTACCGAGCCTGGCGTCCATGCGGCCCCGGCGTTGTGGAAGTTGTACGTGCACCCGAGCAGCAGCGAGCGTGTGCCGGATGCCTTAGTGTCGGTGAACACGGTATCGACGGCGTAGAGCAGGCCAGAGGATACCTGGCTGATCCGTATGGTCGACGACACCGACGGGTCTTGCCCGTAGACGTGGCAGTTCTGCAAGAACACGTTGATAGTGACGAAGGGCAGGCTTGACGTAATCGAAGCGTTCGACTGGATCTTCATGTTGACGACCGATAACCAGTACGTGTCAGCGGCGGTTACGGTGTGCCCGTGCAGATCCCATATCTGCCTGGAGTCGTCGCTCGCTGCTACGTGGCCAACGCCCGCCATACCACCGGCGACAAGGGCGAGCGGGCCGAGGAGCGTCATGTCGGCCGACTCAACGATGCTGGTCCCTGGCCGTGCGATGACACCGGCGACGAAAAGCCGTGTGGGGCTGAGCGTTTCGCCAGCGAGCAGATCGGTCACGTTCTTGTACTGGTGCGTCCCCGAGTTGGAGTTGGCCAGGGAGGGGTCGATTACGGCGTCGAATATGCTGCTGTTCGCAGCGGCCATCTGCCCTTGGACGTGGAGGAAGTCCCGCTCGATCTCGTACTGCTGGCGTGCGGTCAGGCCAGTGATGTACTTGAACG